ATTTAATGGCGTATGTTTCTGGACGGGCGAGCTGGGAGTTGAACCTGTACGATGACATTGCAGACGCAATGAAAGAAGCTGCAGTGCGTGTGGGTGTCCCAATAAAATGGGGCGCGGCATGGCATATAAATGACTTCCGTGACTGGGAAGGCACAGCTGAAGAAGCTATGAACGCCTACATAGACCTACGTCGTTCGCAAGGTCGTCGCCCGTTTATAGATGGACCACACTTTGAGCTAAGTTAATGCCTCTAAAGAAGATAACATTTAAACCTGGAGTCAATAGAGAACGTACTCGATACACCAACGAGGGTGGATGGTTTGACTGTGACAAGATACGGTTCAGACAGGGTAGTCCTGAGAAGATAGGTGGGTGGACACGTATATCTGATAACACGTTTGACGGAACGGCTCGTTCTATACGTGCATGGACAACGCTTGGTAGCATACCTTTGGTAGGTATTGGCACACACAAGAAGTTCTATATAGAGGAAGGGGGCAGATATTATGACATTACCCCCGTGCGTAAAACCACAACAGCTAGCGTTAGTACAATCAACCTTGCCAGAACTGATGGGTCGACAACTATAACAGTGACCGATACTGGACACGGAGCAGAAATAGGGGATTTTGTAACTTTCGCGGGGTTTACCACGTTAGGAGGTGGGATAACAGCAGACGTGCTTAATACGGAGCATGAAATAACGGCTGTTACGTCAGCAAATGTATACACGTTTACAGCTTCAGCCACTTCTACAGGTACGGCTAACACTGATTACACTGGTTCAGGTCAAACAGCACAATATCAAGAAAATATAGGAAAAGAAGGGCAAGCCGCACTAACAGGTTGGGGTGGAGGTGCTTGGAATGAAGCAGGTACAACATGGGGTAGTGGTGGGTCAACTACATTTGGTATTCGTTTATGGCATCAACAAAACTTTGGTGAGGATTTAGTTTTAGGGTTTGATGGTGGCAAGTTATACACATGGGATGTTACCAATGGCAAAACTACACGTGGTGTGCTTGTGTCCAGCTTGGCAGGTGCATCGGGAGTTCCCACTTCTCATAACAACTTAGTGGTATCTGATGTAAGTCGTTTTGTTTTCTGTCTAGGAGCTAACCCTTTTGGAGCAGCTGATTTAGATCCTTTGCTAATTAGATGGTCGGATCAAGAAAGCTTAGTGGATTGGACACCTTCAGCAACCAATCAAGCAGGTAGTTTACGTTTATCGCAAGGCTCAAAGATCATTACAGGCGCAAACTCACGACAATCCGTGTTAGTTTGGACAGATGCCGCATTATATAGCTTACAGTACGTAGGTGCGCCTATAGTATGGGGAGCTAATTTAGTTGGTGAAAACATATCTATAGCCTCTAAAAACGCTGTGGCGTATGCAAATGGTATAGCTTACTGGATGGGTACAGATAAATTTTATAAATACGATGGTAGAACAGAAACACTTAACTGTGATCTACGTCGTTACGTGTTTAACGATTTTAACGAAGCTCAATATGAACAGGTGTTTGCAGGTACAAATGAGTCATTTAATGAGATATGGTGGTTCTATTGTGCAACAGGGTCAGACGTGCCGAATAGGTATATAATATACAATTATGCTGAGAACGTGTGGTATTTTGGCAACTTAACACGCACTGCATGGGTGGATTCAGGAGCAAGAGATCATCCACTTGCGGCTACTACATCAGGTAAGTTGGTAGAACATGAACAGGGGTTAGATGATAACGAGACAAGCACTCCTGCAGCGATAACCGCGTTTATAACGTCTGCAGACTTCGATCTTGATGATGGGGATAGATTGTTTTTAGTAAATAGAATTATGCCTGATGTAACGTTTGATGGTTCTACTGCGGTTAGCCCTTCTGTTACACTTACATTAGACCCGTTAACGGACTCTGGGTCAGGCATTAAGTCCACCCCGTCAGAAGGTGGAAACAGTAGTGGCACAGTAACACGTTCTGCTACGTCGCCTGTAGAAGCGTTTACCAGTCAACTTGACGTACGTGTTAGAGGGCGACAGCTAAACTTAAAGATACAATCTAGTGCTGTAGGGGTGCAATGGCAACTTGGCTCTCCTAGATTGGATATGCGACCTGATGGGAGACGTTGATGAGTGTAGATCTAACAGATTATGACGTGCTTTTTCGCGCTCCTGCATTACCGCTACCAAGGGCAGAGTACAGTCGAGAAGAAGCTATGAAGCTAAACGATGCGTTACGTCTGTATTTTAACCAAATAGACGAGCAGTTTAGGAAAAATACGTTGAAAGAACAATCAGATGCACAGGCGTGGTTTATTAGCTAATGGCAAATAATTATAAAAACTCTAAAGTAGACCTTACCAGCACCAGTATAACCACGTTGTATACATGCCCTGCAAGCACTACAGCTATCATGAAATCTATCTTGGTATCTGATGACTCAGGCAGTGGAGATACAATAACATTGACCATAACAAGTGGGTCAGACGTATTTAGTATATATAAAGTAAAAGCTGTAGGTGCAAATGGCACGGTAGAACTATTGACAGCCCCTCTTGTTGTGCAAGCGTCAGAGATACTAAAGGTAACAGCAGCAACAGCAAACAGACTACACGTGGTAGCAAGTTATCTGGAGATTACGTGATGAAGCTGGTAGATAGCAAAGAACAGAAATTAAGTTATAATCAAGTTTTACTCGGTGCTATAGAAAACATGAAGAGTTCAGGGCAAATACCAGAGAATGTTAGCAGAAAAGATGCAGCAGCAAAAATAGTTCAGGAGATAGGAAACAAAAACGTGCAGACTGTGCAAATAGGTAACAGCATATTTGTGGGTGTTTACAATAAAGAAAAAGATAATATGTATGTTAGAATCTACAATATGGATGTAGGGCGTAATGTTATTGAAAATATGTACCAATACGGAGCATACGTGCAGAAAAAGGGTATTACGCACATGAGCGCACAAATTCAAAGCGATAGATTACTACCTGCTTTGCGTGTATTACAAAAAAGACTAGAAAAATTAGATACGAACCTAGAGTTTGTAGAGTTAGAAAACAGAGACGGGTATGGTATGTTTTTGAAGTTTGGTAAAGAACCGTTGATGGAGGCTGCGTAGTGGTAAACGCTGTAAAAGAAGCTGCTGATTTTGTAGGAGATGTAGTTAGACCTGTTGCGGACGTAGTTGGTGATGTTGTGAGACCAGTTGCTGATGCTGCGGCTGATGTGTTACGTCCTGTGGGAGAAGCCATACTAGATAATCCTGACCTAAGAACAGTTGTAAACGTAGCTGCTGTGGCTACAAACAACGCATGGGCTGTACCTATAATAAATGGTGCGGACGCTGTAGATAAAGGAGCTGATCCTGGGCAAGTGCTAACAAGTATTGTGGTGTCCACTGTAGCTGCACCCGTGTTAGATGCGGCTGGTAGTGTTGTAGCAGAAACATTAACGGATACTGTAGGCTCAACTATGGCTAATTTTGTTACCGATACAGCCGTAAATGTTGCAACAAACGGTGGTGACTTTGAAACAGCTATCATAGGGGCAGGTTTAAAAAGCACTGACATAATTAACAAGACCACAAACTCTATAGTTGACCCGTTAAATATTGATACATCAACTGACCTAGGTAGGAAGTTAAATACAACGTTAAAAACAGGTGTGGCTACACAACTTCAAGGGGGAGACGGTGTTACCGCAGCCTCTGTCACGCTTGCTAACAACGTTGTAATAAACCCAATACTAGAGCGTGGTGGTGAGTTATCTGAAGAAGCCTTAAAAGATGTATCTAATGTGTTGTCCGAAACCTTTGTAGCGAGTGCAAAAGGAGAAGATCCAATAAACGCACTAAATAACAGTCTAAATAACGTAGCTACTGAAGATATACGAACACTGATAGGAGAGAGTGCAAAGAATTACATAGATCCTGTAGAAGAATTACCTATGGATACAGGAGAGTTTTTAACTGAAGCGGTATTACCTGACAAAGAAACATTAGATCAATTTAGAGACCAGCCTGACCCGTTACTAGCAGCGCAAGAAGAATTTGAGAAGATAGATGCACCCCCTGGAGCTTTAAGCACTCCTTTAAAACCTACATACACTCCCCCTGGGGTCCCTAGGGAAGAAACACCCGTAGGTGATGTGCCAACAATAGCACCTGAAGCACCGATAGATATACCCTCTGCACCAAAAGATCCCTTCCCTAAAATAGTCGAAAGAGACCTCCCAGACATAAAACCTGTAGAAGAGGAGTTAGGAGGAGTCATAGATCCTGCTGTGTTCAACCAAGAACCAGACGTAGATGAATTAGTAAAAAGCGACCCTTTTTATGGTTACTATCTAGAAGGCAAAGAGCTAGCTGAATCTGACCAAACAAAAGAAATAGCTAAAAACATAGATAAATTTTCAGCCAAAAATATAAAAGCTGAAGTGAAACAGTACAAAGAGGATTTCAACAGAGGTGTAGATACGACTGTTGATAATTATTTAACAGGAATAGAGGCTTTAGCTAGAAGTGGTGTAAAATTGCCTGGGTTTGATAGCCCAGAAGAAATGTTGGAGTTTGCTTTAGAACAAAAAGATAAAGTTAAATTTGAAGGTCCGTCAGCAACGCTGCAATTTATAAATGAACAAGGGGAGGGTTATAACTGGAGTAAATTAGACAATGCTATAATAGAACAAGGCGCAAATATAGGAGCGAGTGTTCTTGCTGCTTTAGGTATAACTGTTGCTACGGGTAATCCAGCTGCGGGTTTGGCAGGTCCTTTTGCAGTTGAAATGTTACAAGTTATCGGTCCTATAGCTATGGCTCAAGCAAAGAAAAATGGCAGGGACGTTCCTAATAAACAAGATTGGATTTTTGCTACAGGTGGATCTATAACAAGTGGCGCATTAAACATGCTACCGTTTACCAAATTAAAGATACCTTACACCAAAGTGCCTGTAGGTCCAACCGCAGGAGAGTTTATTACTGAAGGAACGCAAGAGGCTGTGCAAGATTATGCTAGCACTGCTAATAAATATTTTGACAGTGAAACGTTTAAAAAATTACCTGAAAACATGAAACGGTATTTAGGTGCAGGATTTATAGCAGCTGGATCTACAAAATCAATAGAGACAAGTGCAGATGCTGTGAGTGTGATAAAAGATGCAGGGACCAACGTATATAACACTTTTACAGGGGAGAGTAAGCCATTAGCACCCATATCCGCCCCTATATCTGAGACAGATAAAGATATTATGATACGAACTATGTACGCTGAAGCGGCAAATCAAGGGACAGATGGTATGGCTGCGGTAGCACACGTTATATTAAATAGGACTGCAGACAAAAGATTTCCTAACACTCCTGGAAAAGTGTCAAAACAAGACAAACAATTCTCTGCGTGGAACGCACCGAGTCAAGGTGGGAACAATCTAATAAACATTGACAAAAGCAGTGCAGAATATAAAGCAACTGAAAAAATATTAAACGATGTATTATCGGGCAAACTAAAAGATAATACTGAAGGAGCTACACATTATTGGAACCCCGATGTAGCAAAAACTAAAGATTGGATGTCAGGTGTGCTAACTGACCACTCAACAGGTGGCAAAAAAATAGGGGATCACTTGTTTGCAGGAGCAATAGATCCTAAACCAAAAACCAAAACGGAATCAAAAACAGACCCTACAGTTAAATCAATAGCAGATCCGACTGTAAGTTCAGTGATAGACCCAAAAGTAGATCCAAAGGTAGATCCAAAGGTAGATCCAAAGGTAGATCCAAAGGTAGACCCTAAAATATCTTTTGATTTTCCAAATGAACAGGTTGAAGAGGAGGAAGAAGAACAAGTTTTAACGCCCCAACCTGAACAACCTGACCCAGCATCTGCTATTTTAGGTGCTTTAGGGTCTAGGGCGGTTAGAGTAGACCCCCCAGAAACAGGAGATATAGAATATTTTTATGATTTTGAAGATATTTTTGCTAACCCCGAACAAAGAAGAATGTTGCGTACTCCGTATGAAAATAGTATAAATGAAGACATTGACGGAATAATAAACGAGCTTGCAGAACCTAATCCATTTGATAATAGAGGCGGAGACAGCACTGATAACTTACTTAAACTACTTAGGAACATTGGATAATGGCTGAGAAAAAAAGTTGGTGGGATACTCTTTTTAACACAGATTATGATGTTCCAATGAGTTATGGAGAAACATCTCCTAGAACTGTTACTAGCACAAGCACCCCTAATCTTGAAACGTTATATAAGAGAGGGTACACTCCAGAGTCAACGACCACTAAACAGTACGGAGTGCCTGATTATGTTAGACTGGCACAAGATTTTGTGAAAACAGCAACAGGTCAAAATACTCCAAAATCTACCCCTTCTACTTCAGACTATATAAATCTTGCTGCTATGGGGATAGGGGGGTTAGGCTCTTTGTTTGCGCCTGGACTTTTTATGGGAGAACCACCTGTTTCTGGTTATCAAGGCAGTATACCTAACTACAGAGCCACAAGATCACGTGTAGCAAACACATATGATCCCAATAGACGACCTGGAAGTGGAGGACAAAGATACTTTTCAGATGTACGGTTTATGCCTGAAGGAGAAGTCTCTACAGCTGAAGAAGCCGTTGCAACTCAAGTTCAAGGGTTAGAAGCGTTAAACAAAGCAAATCCTGTTAGTTTTCCTGTGAAAACTATGAATAAAGGAGGTATTGCTACAGCCGCTAAAAAACAAGGTATGTATTTAGATGGAGCTACAGATGGTATGGCAGATGAAATACCCGCTATGATAGACGGAGAGCAACCTGCTATGTTAAGTGATGGTGAGTTCGTAATCCCTGCTGATGTTGTTAGTCACTTAGGTAACGGCAACTCTGACGCAGGTGCAAAAGTATTAGAAGAGATGATGGATGAAGTTCGAGTGGCGAGAACAGGGACTAAAAAGCAAGCTCCTGAAATTGACCCCGAAGACTTCCTTCCAACGTAGGAGAATATTATGGCTAGTCCTTTAGGAGATATAGAACTAACTGACCCAAATGTAGGTAACTTTACAGGTGTAGAGTCTAACTTGTCACCGTACGTTGGTCCGTATGTAACAGAAATGTTGGGTAGAGGGCAAGGACTTGCATCTATGCCATACGAAGCGTATACGGGACCTTTAACTGCAGGTCCATCAGACTTACAGACAAAAGCATTTGAGGGCATTGGTAGCATTAACATACCAACAAGCGATATGGGTGCATTCACCCCCCAAACATTTACAGGTGGTATAGCTACACAATATATGAACCCCTTCTTAGAAGCCGCTTTAGCCCCGCAAATAGAGGAGGCACGAAGACAGTCTAACATATCTGCACTTGCTGACCGATCAAAGCTTACTCAAGCAGGAGCGTTTGGTGGTAGTAGGCAGGCGATATTAGACGCGGAACGAGATAGAAACCTACAACAAAATTTAGCCGCTATCACAGGAAAAGGTTATACAGACGCTTTTGACAGAGCTATGGGGCAGTTTAACGTAGAACAAGATAGAGCTAGAGGGGTACAAGAAGACATAAATAAGTTTGGACTTGCGGCTTTGGGTAGACAGGCTAATTTAGGCGCAGTGCAACGAGATATAGAATCTGAAGGTATAACAGCTGACAGACTACAGTTTGAAGAAGAGCGTGACTTTCCATATAAGCAAGTGCAGTATATGCAGTCATTACTACAAGGGCTACCACTAGCTACTAAATCCTATACCTACCAACAACCTTCACCATTGAGTACCTTTGCGTCGGGGGCAGGTAATCTTGCGGCTCTAACAGATGCGTTTACTGATTACTATAAGAAAACGTTTGGAGGAGACAAATGAGCTTGATGGACATAAATAGAACTATGAACAAGAAAGCGGATGCTTTTAGTTTGTTACCCGAACAACAACTCCAAGGCATGAATATGCAAGGTATGCAGTCGTTACGCAGGGGTATAAGTCCTGATTTGGTAGAGTTACTAGCCGTACAAGACGCAATAAAAAGAAAAAATGACTCTAAAAATGCGCTAATGTTGGCACAAGAAGAAGACCCTAACACCATAAAAAGCCAAAAAACAGATGAATTAGTAGAACAAAGTCGGCAAGAGCTAGGACTACCCAGTCAACAAGAAAAAGCGATGGCTGTGGCACAGGTGTTGGCTAATAGGCAAAAAACAGCAAATAAAAACCTACAACAAGTTATGAGTAAAGGACTAGGGGGCATGAAAAGACCAAATATGTCTGTTCCTATGGCTCAAGGTGGAATTGTAGGGTACGACGAGGGTGGGTTTGTTGATTATGTAAAAGAAAATCCTTTAAGTGTGTTGGGGACTGGAGCGTTGGCTGCGGCTAATCTTATACCAGCATTTAGGGCGCTTAGATTTGCTGCCCCAGCCGCAAAAGGACTAGCAGGTATGGCGCAGAGAGGTATTCAGTCGCTGGTTAGTAAACCAAAGTTCAACCCTAAAATGCAAGGACCTCTGCCAGCAGGAGCTAAAATTACTGATAGAGTGTTCTCACCTCGACGTACCGCTACAAGTGCAGGTATAGGGGCTATAATTGCCGACCAAATGTTGAAAGATGAAGAGCCAAAACCAAAGAAGGAAGAGCCTAAAAAAGAAGATAAAAAGCTAGATTTAGATAAAGATACTACACCACAAACAACCACAGTTCCTACTGTTGACAAGGGAGCAACAGAAAAAGAAAAGAATGATGCGTTTGCACGGCTTGTTAATATAGCTACAGCCCCAGGCGGTTTTAAGAATATGGCTAGAACAGACCTACGTAGATCACAATTATTACTATTAAACGACCAAAAAGACAGGCAACTTGATATACGAGAACAAACTGCCAAAGCGCAGCAAACCATAGCTGCAGTTACCAAAGATAGTGCTGCGTACAATAAGTTGTTAACACAAGCAGAGAAACTTCAAAAACAACTAAAAGAGATTACTGATGAGGTTATGAATACACCTCTAGGACAGAAATACTCAATATTAGAGATGGAAGCGGCTGAAGATGAGTCTTTACAAGAGGAACTAGAGGCGCATAGACAGCTTATAAGAGCTGCTATTGAAGAGCGAGCGCAGTCATTTAAGTCTGAAGATAATATAGGGTTAATAGCGCAGCTAAAAGCCATACAGAACAGACTATATTCAGAGTCCACGGGGATAGATAGAACTAAAGCTCCTAAAGTAGTATAGGAGAGGCGATGCCCACTTACGAGATATACAAAAAAGACGGCACTCCGATAAGGGTAGAAGGCCCAGAGGGAGCAACCATTGACGATCTTATAGGTATACTTGCGTCAGGACAACCTGAAAGAGAAGAAGATACACTAAGCCCCACACAAAGAGCTTTCGCTGCCATACGCGAGGCTAAAAGAAAGAGACCTGGAACTATAGCTGACCAAGCAGGTGAGGTGGTAAAAGGTCTTGGTAGTGGTATAGCAGGTATATTAGAAAGTGGTGCGCTAGGTGCTGCGGCTATCTTACCTGAAGTTTTAGAAGACCCTGTGCGTAGAGGCATAAAATCTGTTGGAGAAGGGGTACAGGACTATCTTGCTCCTGATGCAAATATAGGGTATGGGGCATCAGCCGTGCCACGTAAGTTTGCAGAAGCCCTAGGATCTTTTGGTGGCATTCTTGGTACAGCCGCAATAAACCCCCTTGCAGCGGCAGGTCTAGCGGTTACAGCGGGTGCAGGTGAAGCT